AACGAATATATAGACAAAAGAACTAGATATTAAATGGTAACAGGATATACTGCAAACGCAAACGGAGATCAACTCATAGCATCCCTACAAGATCCTTTTCAGAACGTAATAAAGATTACGGATTGGGAAATTATAGCAGGTTTAACAACACCACAGACAAAGGGTGTAGTTATATTGAATGCAGGATCTCCAACAGTAATAGGAATGGGAACAGATTTTACATTTCTAGCCAATGGTGATGAAATTGTATTAGGAAATAAGATATTTCAAATTAGTTCCGTACCAGACGCATACACCCTGGAATTAACAACGTCACCCCAGTTTTCAACACAACCATCTGGAATAGAATTTTTCTTAGTTCCTAATGAATTAAATAAATTTGATTATGAATTTAGATGGTCACAGACTGGTGGATCTTTTTCAGAATTTTCAGAATTAAATAAAACTTCAAACATCGGAGATTTATTCAGTTTAGATTTTAATAATACACTTCCACTCTATATTGATTTAAAAGCAGAAATAACTGAAATATCGGGTGGAAATTCTCTTTCATTGATCTCGATCACATATACTACACAAACGGAAGACGGTATTATTGAAGCATGTCCTAACTTTTGTGTTGAGTGTTTAGATCCCTTTTCAATGGACGGATGTGCAAACATTATCGTAGAAGAATGTAATGATAATTTATTTAATCCATATAATTTAAGTAAATCTACTAAATTCGTAAAACAAATTACAGGATTAGTAAGCAATATCTTTGGTCATGAAGTAAACTATTTTAGAACTGAACCAGATATGAGAACAGAAGACGTTACTCTTATGGAATATAGTTTACATGATGTAGTAGATAATAAAAACATAAAGATATTAGTCCCAGGAAATGAATTTCCTGAAGAAAGTATAACTTTTGATATATTCGGAATGGATTTCGCAGACTTTGAAATTCATATTACTCAAGAAGAATTTGATAGAGCGTTTGGAGAAAGAGATTCTCAAGGAAATTTAATAAAAAGCAGATACCCTAGATCTAAGGATTATATGTATATTCCTATTATTAATAGAATGTATGAAGTTCATACTATAGCTTTAGCCGATGAGTTCAATAAAACCAATTCATACTGGAGAGTAATGTTGAAGAAATATCAAGAAAGAACTTCAGTTAATAAAAATACGTTTGACGCTGCCACCGACACATTAACAACTGGAATCGAAGAAGTTTTCGGAGAAAGACAAAGGGAAGAGCAGGAGAAAGATACAAATCCTCAGCAATTTAAAACAACATTATCAACGTATAATGATGGAATTAGAAAATTCTATAATACTTCTCTAGAAATAAAGGATTTTGAATTAAAAAATAGATGGACAATCGTCAGTAAAAATTACTATGACCTATCTACTTTAGCAAATGAAGAACTATGTATAGAGTATGAAATACCTTCCCAATTAGGTATTGGTGAAAATATGGCAATTTCAGGATGGTTTAATCCTAGATTTAATACAGGATCCGGAGATCATTTCATAATTGGAGATTCGACTGCACTAACAGGATTTAAATCATATATAAATGATTCAGAATTCAAAGTAATGTCTAATGGTAATACCATAACGTTTAATCATGGAATAAATTTACAAAAAGAATGGTATGCATTTGTATTGAATATAAGTAATGAATTTTCTTCAATGAGTTTAAGTATTTATAATTTAAATGAAGTAGGTCTTCCTCAAAATAGTCCTACACAATTAATAGAATTATTTAACGAAGTTAAATCATCAGGAATGATTTGGAATTCAAATTCTAATTTCCAATTAAGAGGAAATGGAATGTATATGACAAATCTTAGAATATTTGAACAGACTATAGAAGAGGAGCAGAGATCAAACGTATTAAATCAATATGTTGTCAGAGATAACCAACTTGCGAAGATGATCGATAATGCAATACCTAGTATTGGATTTCAGAAATTCTTTCATTCTAAGTAATTAGGATATATAATCCTATAAAACAATAATTTATGTCAGAAGAAAAGAAGTCAATAAAAGACCAAGCAGAAGATATTAGAAAAGAGCTTGATGAACTTATTGGTGAAAGTGTAGATATAACAGAGGCTACGGATACTGATCCGGCGTTTCTTCCACTTCAACCAAAGGAAGTTCTTCCATCATTTGGAGAACTTAAAACAAGATCTACTAAAACAGCTAAGAAAACTATAACAGCTCTTATGAAATTTTATCTTGCAGAAGATATAATTGAAAAAGACGAATATATTGCTGCTAAGAAAAAGATGGATGAGATGACAATGTCTTCTTTAGTTTATCAATTACAAGCCGGTGAAAGAGCTCTTACAACTCTATTAGAAACTATCGAAGATGGTGAATTAGCTCCAAGAATGTTTGAAGTTCTTGCAACGTTACAGAAATCAATGCTAGATATTATTAAATCTCAAACAATGTATTTAATGGCAACTGAGGAAAGTGCTAAAAGAATTTCTAGAGATATAGAGATTTACAAAAAGAGAGATGATGTTAGAGAAATAGAAGAATCAGGAGGTTCCACTGGTGATTCTGCTGTTCAAAGAGGAACTAAAGACCTTATGAGAATGATTCGCTCCGGTATTAATGATTCTGAGGTCGAAGATATTGAAGACGTAGAACCTAACGAAGAATAACAATGAGCGATTACGTAGGAGATAATATGTGGATTCCGAAAGGAGACAAAAACGATCCTGGTCAAAAGCTAGTATGGTCAACTAAGAACGTTAATGACCTTTTAGTAGCATTAGACAAAGGATATCGTCCACAGGTTTCTATGCCATTTTATGAAGGTAAGCAATTCTTACGTAAAGGTAATATTGTATTTGAATATACTGAAGAAGAAATTGCAGAGTTGGCTAAATGCGCCAATGACATTGTTTATTTTGCAGAAAAATATGCAGTAGTAATGACAGATGAAGGTATTCAACAAGTAAAACTTAGAGAATATCAAAAAGAATTATTGCACGATTTTCAAAATGAAAGATTTAATATTGTTCTTGCTTCTAGGCAAATGGGTAAAACCGTAACAGCTTCTATCTTTAACGCATGGTATTTAACCTTTAATTATGACAAGACAACCTTGTTATTAGCTAATAAATCTGACTCAACAAAGGAAATTATAGATAAAGCAAAGGTGGTTATTGAAAACCTTCCTTTCTTTATGAAACCGGGTATTATCAAGTATGATGTAATGAATGTCCGTTCGGATAATGGATGTCGTTTAGTAGGTCAATCGACTACTGCAAAATCAGGTATTGGTTTTACAATTCATAATTTATACCTTGATGAGTTTGCTCACGTTCATCCAACAATAGTAAATTCATTTTATGAAAACGTATATCCAACACTCTCAGCTTCGAAAGTATCAAGAATTAACATCACTTCAACTCCAAACGGTTTTAATAAGTTCTATGAAATATACGCAGCTGCCGAAAGAGGAGATAACGAATATAACGCTACGAGAATCGATTGGTGGCAACACCCAGACAGAGACGATGAATGGTATAAGAGAGAACTTGGTAACCTTGGTTCTGAAGAAGCATTCAATAGACAATATGGAAATGAATTCGTAAGCTCTTCAAATCTATTATTAAGCCCAATGGTTATGAAAACTATGAGAAAAAATTCACATGAGTTTATTTGGCACGATTTAGAAGATTTTGAAAACATACAAATAGATACAAAAGGAGTTTTAGGATTTCATAAAGATTTTGATCCTGAAGGAGCAAAAGAATCTAATAGATTTTATTTGTTTTCAGTAGACATTGCAGAAGGCAATGGGGGTGATTACTCGGTAATTAATGTTTTCGAAGTAGAACCAATGGAAGATAAGCACATTATTGATGCAGTGACACCGGGTGCAATGTATGACTTTTTTAGATTGAATCAAGTTGCAGTCTTTAGATCTAATGAACATGTTATAGAAGATTTTGCAAAGGTTCTATATACATTAGCTGTTGAGATATTTAATCCTGAAAATGTTAAGATGATTATAGAATTCAATACATACGGTTCTATCTTATTAAAATATTTACAAACAGTATATCCTTCAAGAAATGAATTTGAAGACGAAATGGTATTAAGGTTTAAACATAGACATGATTCAAGAGCCTTAAAACCAGGTATAAAATTAAAAGCAGATAACAAATCAGTGTTTTGCCAAAATTTTAAAAAATTAATTGAAAATAATAGAATAAAAATAAATGACACAGAAACTGTAAATGAAGCAAGTCTTTTCGGTAGTCTTAAAAATGGAAGCTATGGTGCTCAAATGGGTAATGATGATATCATTATGACAGGAATCACTGCCACTGAATTTTTTAACACTACAGATTATGCAGATTACATCGAAGAATTGCTAGATTTTATAGATCCTGAAAAGTATAAATTAATGGAAACTACTCTATATCAACAAAACGATTCAGCCGGAGATATGCAGTATGATATTTATGATCTTATATAGACTAAACTCCAGATTTACACGGATATATAGATTAACAAATAAAAAAATAAAATTAAATAACTATGGCACTAAGTCCTCAATTATTACAATTCAAGAGTTCAGGCGTTTACAGATTGGAATTTGATAAATCCCAAACTGCTAATATTGACGTTTCTACTCTTAGGCTGGTTGTTGGTCACTCAAGAAAGGGACCTTATAATACACCAGTATTAATCGAAAACGTTGAAGCATTCATTCAAGTATATGGAAACATCGACAAGTCGTTAGAGAAAAAAGGAATGTTCTTCCACAGATCAGCTAAGGCTGCTCTTTCAAGAGGACCTATCCTAGCTCTTAACCTTGCTCATTTTGGAGAAAATGATTTAGCTTCAGCTGCACAAATTTCAACAAATGGATCATATAAAACTGATCCCTTAATGGAAAGACCAGCTGGAAACACATGGGTTGAAGGTGATGTAAAAGTCGCTTCTGTTGCTCCGGCAATTACTAATACTCTTACACTTGCATCTCTAACGGTAGCGAGTGGTATATCAGGACAGGGTGTAGAGATCGTTGGAGAAGATTTTACTGGATCTATTTCAACTAACGATTACTTATTACAATCAGATGGAACTGTTGCACAAATAACTGGAGTGTCATTCTCTAGTGGAAATACTATGATAGGTATCGCACCTAGTAGTGATGTATTAGATGCATCTTACATTGGAGCAACTACATTTGATATTTACAATGCAGGAACTGAAGAACAATTATATACAGAAGCAGAATATTTAGCAGACTTTACTATTGCAACATATCCTGAATTAGGTCACCAAACTGGAGACTATGCTTATGCTAATTTCTTTGACACGGATAAATTCATGATTCCTTCTGACGAAAAAGTATTACAAACACTAGGACAGGATTCTAATCAAGTTTTAAACTTTGTAAATATTAAACAAACCCCAATCACAGTTTTCACAAGAAAAGCACAAGATACTGCTGGCTTTGATGTTACTGCAAGAGAATGGTATGGAGAAGGAAATGTTCCAGCATATTTAGATAATAAAGATTTAATGTCAGATTATATGATTGACGTATTTGTATTCAAAGGTAAATTTGATGCTGCGGCAATGGACACTGATCCAGTTTATGGATATTACTTTGACAATAAAGGTTTAAGAAAAGAGCTAATAGAACAATTTGCAAACTTAAGACAAGTTGAAATGATAGGTTCTTATACAGGTTCAATGCTTCCAGGTTTTAAAGACTTAGAAGGAAGAAACGTATATATCGAAACAATGATTAACGCTGAAGCAAGAAGAACAGGTTTATTCTGTGCAATTGCTGAAGATTTAGTAACTGACGAATCTGGAGATACTCCAATCGATTTAGTTGGTCACACATTTGACGAAGCCGCTCAAGATCAAGTAGTATTATCTTACGACATTGCAAATAGAACAATATTATTCCCTGGGTCGGATTTAACATACTCTGCTGATGGAACTAATGCAATATTTACATACACTGGTGCACTATCTACATTTAATCCTGAAGTTAAAAAAGGAAATTATATCAGAACAGGTGAAAGATTAGCTCTAGTTGAGCAGGTTTCTGTTTCTAAAAACGAAAGCGAACAAATAGTATGGACTATTAAATTATCAGAAGCGGCTCCTTTAGTTGCCCCTACTGCATTTGTTGAATCTTTAGAAGATGCAGCAGTTTCATATACTCCATTCGTATTAAATGGCGCAGATATTGAAGCAGAAACTATTACTTCATGTTTACAGGCTATTTCATTAGGAACAGGATTGGCAACTGGTTTAGTAGATAAAGATGCAATTGACTTTAGATATATTGTTGATACATTTGGATCTTACGATTTAAATGGATTACAAAATAAAATTCAATTATCTCAATTAGCAAAAGAAAGACAAAACGCAGCAGCTATATTAAATGCACCAATGGTAAAAGACTTTAAAGAATCTACGGATCCTTCATTTAAAGATCAATTTGGCTCATTTAAAACTTCATACATTAAAGATGGAGGTAACTTAGATCAAAATCCAACATCACTATATACATTACCGAGTATCGCAGATGGTGCAAACTTTGCATTCTACTATGGTCCTGGTCTTATTGTAAGAGAAAATGGAAAAGATTTAATCGTTCCACCAGCTGCTTATGTATCTAATAACTATATTGATAAATACACAGACGCTTTACCATGGTCAATTGTCGCTGGTCCTAGAAGAGGTGTTGTTGCTGGAACTAACGTTGCAGGAGCTGAATATTCTTTTGACAAATCAGATAGAGACATTTTAGAGCCATTTGGTTATAACCCAATTGTATTCCAAAGAGGAGTTGGTTTAACTATCTTAGGAAATAAAACTGCACAGCAATCTATTAAATCATCACTATCTTCAGCTCATGTTAGAGAAGTGTTAATTTACATTCAAGATGCAATGGCAGATATCCTTAAGGATTACGTATTCGAATTTAACAATGCACAAACTAGATTAGAAATCAAAACTCTAGCAGATTCATTAATGGAATCAGTTAGACAAGATGGTGGTGTATATGATTTCAAAAACGTAATGGATCAATCAAATAACACAGGTGAGGTAATTGATAACAACATCGGTATCATAGATACATTTGTTGAGCCAGTTAAAGGTTTAGAAATAGTTGTACACAGAACGACGATTTTAAATACTGGTGAAATTTCAACAGGAAACTTTAGTTAAAAAGATATATAATAAAAAATAAAACAATAAAGACTTATGGCTTTACCACACTATTCACAAGATCAAACTAGTAAGGCGGGTAGACAATTCGAACCAGTACAAGGAAACTTATTTGAGGTAACTATTTTACCTCCTGCTGGAGTTGCTGACGCACCGCTATTACTTCAACATGTTAACTCTGTTAGCGGGTTGGAATTATATAAAGCACCTGGAGAGGTAGCACAGAAATACAAATTCTCTTCACGTTCATACGCTGGAATGCCAGATGATACTACACTTACGGTGGGTATTAACTTTTCGTTAAATTTAAACGAGGCAAACCAAGCTTATTTATATAAAACAATGAGACAATGGTATAACTTAGCTTACGATCCACAGACTGGTGTAATGGGCTTAAAGAAAGACTATACTGGAACAATCGTAATCGTACAATTCAATAGAGCTGGTGATATTTACAGAACTATAACATTAGAAGATTGCTGGATTAATTCTGGACTTCCATTCACTAACGATTTAAGTTATGAATCTCCAGAAGCAGCTGCTTTAGAAGTAACATGGAAATGTGATACTTTTAAAGAAGTATTAGCTTAATTTATTAAGAGTAGGACGGCTTTAATTAGTCCGTCCTATTTTTATGAAACTAAAATATAATATAATGATATAATAATATGTCCAGTAAACTAACTAAGAAATTACAGGTATTACTCTCTGAAGAAGAAGTGTTTATAATAAACAGGATTATACTAAACGAGGCGATTGAAAATGGAGAGAGACCGGTTTCAGTTTCGGCGTTTATCAGAGACTTAATAAGACAAGAAATAGATAAAAAAAGCGATCTTCAAAAGAGTTGGGATCGAAATAGAATTAAACAACTCAAATCTAAATAATAAAACATGAGCGAAGACAAAAACAAACCGGTTAACCTTGACGAGCAATATAAAGCTATGATAGAGGATAACGAAAACAATGCACCCGTAGAAGCTGAAGAACCAGCTGATCTAGGAAAGGTGGATATGAATAAGTTTAAACCACAGGAAGCTAAGGAAGCAGATTTTCATTTAGGATATCATAGTGTTTCTCATGCAGAACTTCCTTCAGGTGGAATGTTCTACAATGAAAAATCAGAAATTTCTATTAGAGCTGCAAAAGTTTCAGAAATTAGACACTTTTCTACAGTAGACGAGAATAATGTACTAGATATTGATGAAAAATTAAATAACATAATTGAATCATGTGTAAGAATTACATCAGGAGCTAAAAGAATGTCTTATAGAGATATTTTAGAGGAAGATAGATTCTATTTAGTTTTAGCTATTAGAGATCTTACTTTCCCAGAACCTGAAAGCCAATTGACAGTTCCTTATCAAGATAAAAAAGGAGGTAGACATACGGCTGAGGTAAATAAGAAGTATTTTCAATATTTTAAAATACCAGCAGAATTAGATAAGTATTATGATCAAGAATCTAAGAGTTTTAAAATTGAAACAAAATCTTTCGGTATAATTGAAATGACTCCACCTAGTATTGGAGTGATGCAAAAAATGACTAAACATATTAAAGATAAGCAGGAAAAAGGAGAAATAGCAGATCAATCTATTCTACAAATAATTCCTTACATCGTAAATGATTGGAGACAATATACTGATAAGACTATTTTTAATTTCGAAATGGAAGTTAATGGTTGGTCAAATAAGAAATATAGTTTAGTATACAAATTAGCAGAAAAATTAAAAGTCGGAATCCAGCCTGAGATGTTGGTACCGCACGAGGATGACGAGGTCCTCGTTCCGATTGGGTTTCGTGACGGAATCAAATCTTTATTCATTGTTCAAGATCTCTCTGGAGAACTTCTTTAAAACGAAGTTTCATATCTATAGGGTCTTACATGTACAACCTTCCGAATTGGAAAACATGGATTATTATGAATTTTACTATCTCGTGAAAGATCTAACTGATCATTTACAGAAAGAAAATGAAGCTAATAAGGGACAACAGGAACAAAGTGAACAGATGCAACAGAATATGAAAATTCCAAAAATGAATATTCCAAAAATATCAGTTCCTAAATTATAATAAACTTTAGAGGAATAATGGGAACTGTCCCGTTATTCCTTTAATATATAGACTATAAACTAAATAAAATTATAAGATTATTATGAAACGTGTAAAAACATATGAAGAAATTATTTCCGAAAAACAAGAACTCGGTACCTCATTAATTTTAGAGAATAAATTTAAGAAATTTATGAGTTCACTTGGTCGCCATGCCGTTTCTGCAATAATAAGTTATTTTCATGAAAATCCAGATGCCTTAAAGGAAGTTCTAGGTTCTATGAAATCATCAAAAGATCAAGGTGTACAAGGCGCCCTAAAAGAGATCAGATAAATTTAGTTTAATCAATGGCCAATAACGCAAAGGACAACATACTGTTATCTCCTTTACAGAGGATAGCTAAGGCAAGTGAAAATACAGACAATAAAATGTCTGCTGTCGCGTTAGGCGTAGATGTTCTAATCAAGGGTAGCGATAATGTTAAAAGTATATTAGAAAGACAAACTGATGTATTATTAGATATTAAGACTGCAATTACAGATTTACATAATGATATTAAGGGAGGCAAGGCAGCTGGTAAAGCAGGAGGAGAAAAAGGAGGCTTTGGCCTTGGAGGTGCTGCTAAGCTAGGAATTATGGTAGTGTTAGCCGCTGGCGCTGTTACACTCGCTTCTTATATTATGCAAGGAATTGCTCCAGTTTCGGTTGCTCAGTTAGCAACAGCCATTCTTATATCACTTGCATTAATTCCATTGGTTAAAGCAATGGTAGAAATGTTAATGTTACTTTCACCCGTCAGAGGGTTGGGTTTCATGGCAGGTAAATTTGCGATATCTAAATTTGGAGGAGCTGCCGGTAAAAGCGCACTAGGTCCAGGTGGAGATGAAATGTCTAAAAATGGAGCGATGAAAATGGCATTTATGGTTGTATTAGGTGCAGCTGTATTAATAACTGTTTCAAGTTATATTTTATCAGCAGTACAACCCGTTCAATTAAAGAAATTAATATCAGCCGCTGTAATAGGATTTGCACTACAACCCATGGCAATGGCATTTTTAGGTGTCGTAATGGCATTAAAGAAGGGCGGAATAGGAATGGATAAAAATGGAGCAAAAACAATAGCAATGTCGATGTTAGTTATGGTAGCAATTACACTTGCAATAGCAGGTGTCGCAGGAGCCATGGCCATGATGCCAGAAACCTTTATCGCAGGACCTCCATTAGATTGGATTTTTATGACAGGGTTAATGCTTTTTGTTTTTTCAATTCCACTTGCTATAATACTAAGATCGGTCAAAGGATTAAATCTTAAACAAATGATATTTGCTGCACTTGCAATACCATTAATAGCTTTAGCAATTGCTGGAGTTTCTTACGCAATGGAAGGATTAAGCGGTAATTATGTGGCTCCACCTGCATCATGGACTCTAAAGGCAGGTTTTGCTCTTTTCATATTTTCTATTCCATTAGTGATGATATTAAGAAGTATTAAAGGAAAAACATTAAAGGAGATACTCTATGCATCTTTAGCCGTCCCTCTACTTGCGGGTACTATTGTTGCTGTAGCTTTAATGTTTACTTTTTTAGCAAAAGTAAAGGCATATAATGCACCCCCAGCAAAATGGAGTTTAAAGGTAGGTTTGGCTATGGCAGTATTTGGTATAGCATTTTATTTTATTTCTAAAGCAACTCGAGGAATGGATATAAAGGAAATTGGACTTGCAGCATTAGCCATGGGATTCATAGCTTTAGGTATATTAGCAGTCGCATTCATATTCCAATATCTACCAGATGAATTTAAAACAGTACCAGTTGAATGGTCATTAAAAACAGGATTAGCGGTAGCTATCTTTGGCCTTGGGTTTATGATAGTAGTTAAACTGATGAAAACATTTGGAGTTGGCCTTAAAGACTTGGCAATGGGACTAGTCGGCATAGCAGCGATTGGTATCGCAGTACTTGCAACTGCATGGAT